TACTTTAAACAGGGTGATATGATTACCATCAATAAAGTTCAAATTCCCCACTATAATGTCTTAACTTGTAAAATTCTTACAGGAGATAATTCTGATAATATTAATGGTATTGAGGGTTTAGGTGAAAAAACTTTAGTTAAATTATTCCCTGATATGCAGGTTAAACCATGCACTATGGAAGAAATACAGGTTAATGCAGGAAATATCATGCAAGAAAAAAAATCAAAAGTATTGGAAAATATTTTGATTGGTAAAACAAAAAATGGTATACTTGGTGAAGAGTTTTACACTACAAATAAAAAAATAGTCGATTTATCTAACCCCTTAATTACAGAAAATGCAAAAGAATTAGTAAACCAAATTATTACTGACACGATTGACCCCACCGATAGGGGATACAAAAATCTAATGAGACTTATGATGGAAGACGGTCTCTTCAAATATCTACCAAAAAACGATGAGGCTTGGGTTAATTTCCTAAAGCCATTTATGAAATTAACAAGAAAAGAAAAAAGAAACACAAACAAAAATTAAAATTATGAAAGAACAAGAAAGTACTAAGATGGAATTCTTATTATCATTAAACGATAATATCGTAGTTCAAAGATTCTTCAATGTAAGGGGGTTTAACCCAAAAGCAAAGAACTCAATTGAGTTGTATGAATTCATTGCGGAATTCAAAGATGAACTTCAAGAATACTTGAAAATGAAAACATTAGCATATATGATGGACAACCAAGATTCTATTATGCATGACCCAACTATTATGGATACATCGTTCACTGATGGACCTGAAGTATTTAACATTTTCATCAAATTAGGTGAACAGACAATTTGTCATAGAATTTTTGATGGAAAATTTTATCCACCAAAAGTTCGTTATACTGTTGATGTAAGACCTTTCCTGAAGGAAACTCTTCGAGGTTTAACTGACATTTTTTCAGACAAAAAATTAAGTTATGATTATTTGGAACTTGACTTGGCTAAGTAAGTATTTAATAATACAAGGATAACTTTAAAACAATTTATGGATAAAAATTTCGATTACTTAGGCAACACATTTCAAATACAATTATTAAATCAGATAATGGTAGATAAAGATTTCTCATCATCCATAATGGATGTTATTGAGTCAGTATATTTTGATAACAAGTATTTTAAAATCATTTTACAGATGGCAAAAGAGTACTACAAAAAATATGAAACAACACCAAATTTTGATACATTAGGGCAAATTGTTAGGTCCGAAATCTCACAAGAAATGGTTGCTAAGATTGTTTTAGATACAATCAAACAAATTCAAGACGCACCAATTGAAGGAACAATGTTCGTTCAAGAAAAGGCTTTGAAATTTTGTAAACAACAAGAACTTCAGAAGGCTATGGATAAGGCTCAGAAAATTATCACTCAAGGAGACTTTGAATCGTATGATAAAGTTGAGGGTTTAATGAGAGATGCATTACAGGTTGGGGAAATAGATAAAGGTCAGACAGACATATTCGAAAACTTGGACACTGTTTTGGATGAGGATTACCGTCACCCAATCCCAATGGGTATTCCGGGTATTGATAAACTTTTGAAAGGTGGTTTGGCAAAAGGAGAAATAGGTGTTATATTAGCACCGACAGGTGTTGGTAAAACAACCATTCTTTCAAAAATTGCGAATACCGGATTCAATTTAGGGTATAATGTTTTACAAATCTTTTTTGAGGACAACCCAAAAATTATTCAAAGAAAACATTTTACAATGTGGACAGGTATTGAGCCTGACAATTTAGTATTACATAAAGAAGATGTGATGTCTAAAATCACAGAGATTAAAGAAACAATGCAGAATCGATTGATATTAAAAAAATTGGCATCAGATACGATGACAATGAATCAAATCAAAACTCAAGTTAGGAAGATGATTGCTGACGGTAATAAAATTGATTTAGTGTTAATTGATTATATTGATTGTATCTTACCGGAATCAAGTAGTAAAGATGAATGGAAGGCGGAAGGTTCCGTAATGAGGGGATTTGAGGCAATGTGCCACGAACTTGATTTAGTAGGGTGGACGGCAACACAAGGTAATCGTGCTTCAATTTCGGCTGAGGTTGTTACAACAGACCAAATGGGTGGGTCGATTAAGAAAGCTCAAGTAGGTCACGTTATCATATCTGTCGCTAAAACATTAACACAAAAAGAAATGAATTTAGCAACAATTGCAATTACTAAATCTCGTCTTGGAAAAGATGGGGTGGTGTTTGAAAATTGTAAATTTAACAATGAATTACTTGAAATCGACACTGAAAGTTCAGTTACCTTTTTAGGGTTTGAGGAACAACAAGAAGATAGAAAAAGAGATAGGGTTAAAGAATTATTAGAAAAAAGAAAACAAAGAGAATCACAACAAAATTAAAAAAAAATGAAAGAAAAAATATTAGAACCAAATAATGACCGATTTGTTATTTTCCCAATAGAACATAATGATATTTGGGAATATTACAAACAACACCAAGCAGCGTTTTGGACAGCAGAAGAAGTAGATTTATCTAACGATATTAGAGATTGGGAAAATCTATCTGATAATGAAAGATATTTCCTTAAAAACATATTGGCGTTCTTTGCGGCGTCTGACGGTATTGTAAATGAAAACTTGGCGGAGAATTTCTTGAAAGAGGTTCAATACGCAGAAGCAAAATTCTTCTATGGATTTCAAATTATGATGGAGAATATTCACTCATTAATGTATTCATTATTAATTGACACTTATGTGTCCGATGAAAAAGAAAAAGATGAATGTTTCCACGCTATTGATAGATTACCGGCAGTTCAAAAGAAGGCTAAATGGGCTCTTGATTGGATTGAGAATGCTTCTTTCCAAGAAAGATTAGTGGCGTTTGCCGCGGTTGAAGGTATCTTCTTTTCCGGTTCATTTTGTTCTATCTTTTGGATGAAATCCCGAGGAATAATGCAAGGATTATGTAATGCTAATAGTCTTATCTTTAAAGACGAGAACTTACACTGTGATTTTGCAATCCATTTAATTAATAATCATGTTGAGAACAAACCAACAGAGAAAAGAATTAAAGAAATCTTACTATCCGCATTAGAGATTGAAAAAGAGTTTATTACTGAATCATTACCAGTATCTTTAATTGGGATGAATTCAAACTTAATGAAACAATATCTTGAATTCGTTACTGATGGATTGTTAGTTAAATTTGGATGTAAAAAACATTTTAATGTTGAACAACCATTTAAATTTATGGAACAAATTGCTGTTGAAACAAAAGGTAATTTCTTTGAATCAAGAACAATGGAGTATCAAAAGGCTAAATTAGGGGAATCATTAACATTTACGGAGGATTTCTAAAATAAAAAAAATATGATGTCATTAAAGATTAAAAAAAGAGGGGGAGATGAAGTTTCATTTAACCCTCAAAAAATTTATAGTAGAGTTAAACGAGCGTCAAAAGGGTTAAATGTTAATTCAGATGAAATTTTTATCAAAGTAATTACCTCAGTTCCAACAGAGGGATTTATTACAACTAAAGAGTTAGATAAATTGGTTTATGAGATTGCGGCGTCTTACACCGGTAGTCATCACGACTACTCAAGGTTAGCTTCTTCAGTCGCTATTTCATCATACCACAAAGAAACTAATGATAGTTTTACGGATACAATTTTAGAGTTGTATAGATTGGGTGTTATTCACACCGATTTAGTAAACATTATCAAAGAATATGGCGCTGAAAATATTGATAAGGTAATAAATCACGAGAATGATTATAATTTTGATTATTTTGCGTGGAAATCATTACAGGAAATGTATTTGTTAAAAACTCCGAAAGGAGTGGTAATTGAAAGACCGCAACATATGTATATGAGAGTCGCTTTATGGGTGACTAAATCATTTGAAGAAGCTGTTGAATACTATAATTCATTGTCTAATCAACTTATTTCTCCCGCAACACCGATAATGATTAATGCTGGTACTAAAACACCTCAACTAGCATCTTGTGTATTGAAATACAATAACGGAGATTCAAGAGAAGGGTTATTACAAACCTTTAATGATATTTCAACTTATTCGTCAGACGCTGCGGGTATTGGGTTAAGTATGTCTAACATTCGTAGTAAAGAAAGCCGTATCAACTCATCAGGAGGATTTGCTGGTGGTTTATTGAAATACCTAAAAATTGTTAATGAAGGTCTACGATTCTTTAATCAACAAGGTAGAAGACCGGGTAGTGCTGCTATCTACATAGAACCTTGGCATAAAGACATAATGGACTTACTTGAAATCAAAAAGAATACAGGTGCTGAGGAATTGAGAGCGAAAGATTTATTTACCTCAATTTGGTTACCGGACAATTTTATGAACGCAGTTAAGAACAACGATGACTGGTATTTATTCTGTCCTAACGACATTATTAAATCTGGTATCAAACCATTACAAGAAGCTTATGGTGATGAGTATGAATCAAATTATAACAAAGCAGTTGAACTTGGTTTAGGTAAGAAAGTAAAAGCTCAGACAATTTGGAATAAGATTATTGAATCTCAGGTTGAAACCGGAGTTCCTTACTTATGTTCTAAAGATAGTGCTAACAGAAAGACAAACCATCAAAACATTGGGGTGATTAAACAATCTAACCTATGTAATGAGATTTACCAATACACAGATGAGAATACAACCGCAATTTGTACATTATCATCTATGGTCTTGAAGAACTTCATTATAAAAGGTGAGTTCGACTTCAACTTACTTTACAGTGAGGTTAGAAAGGTTGTTAGGGCACTTAATAAAGTTGTTGATATCAATAGTTATTCAACTGAACAAGGAAGAAAAGGTGGGTTAGAACAAAGAGCAATAGCAATTGGGACTCAAGGTCTTGCGGATGTCTTTTTTTTAATGGATTATATTTTTACATCTGAAGAAGCAAAAAAACTTAATAAAGATATTTTTGAAACAATCTATTTCGCAGCAATCTCTGAAAGTAGTTTTTTATGTCAAGAAGGTTTATTTCAACCATATAAGTTTTTTGAAGGTTCACCAATGTCTCAAGGGGTCTTCCAATTTAATATGTGGGGAATGACTGAAGATAATTTATCAGGTCGTTGGGATTGGAATGGGTTAAAAGATAATGTTTCAAAATATGGTATTTGTAATTCATTATTTACTGCCCAAATGCCGGTCGCATCTTCGGCTAAGATTACAGGTTCATTTGAAATGACAGAACCGGCTCACTCGGCATTATTTAATCGTCGAGTAGTTGGAGGAGAAATTCTAATTGTTAATAAATATTTAATCAGTGATTTTGAAAAATTAGGTGTTTGGTGTGAAGATTTGAAAAATGAAATTATAATGAATGAAGGTTCTATTCAAAATATTAACTTTAATCATTATTTAGATACTGAAGATAAGAATTACAATAAGAAAGTTAAAAGGATTGAACATTTAATTCCAAAATATAAAACAATTTGGGAAATCTCTCAAAGAGAGTTAATTGATATGTCTGCGGATAGGGCCCCATTTATTGACCAATCACAATCAATGAATATCTATATGTCTGACCCAACATTATCAAAAATTTCATCGTCTCATTTTCACTCTTGGGGTAAAGGATTAAAAACTCTTTGTTATTATGTTAGAACTAAAGCGATTTCAACAGGAGCGAAACACTTAGCTGTTGATATTTCAAAAGTACAACAACCTATAATCAAAGTTGATAAACCAAAGATAAATTTAATTGAAGGGGTTGTACAACCAACTGATTCTGAATTTGAATGTTTTGGATGTGGTTCTTAACCAAATGAAAATTAATAATAATCCCAACAATGTTGGGATTTTTTATTTTTAGGTATTTATAAGAAATAATCACAACACTATAATTATAGATATGGCAGACGGAACAACATATGGTATTAATTTTCCTTTTAGAGATTCAATTAAAGGGGATTATTTACAACTTACTGAGTATGAGTCACAGGAAATTAAGGCCGATTTAATTCATTTGCTTTTAACTCGAAAAGGTTCAAGGTATTATTTACCAACTTTTGGAACAAGACTCTATGAGTTTTTATTTGAACCGTTCGATGGATTAACATTTGACGCTATTGAATCAGACATTCGAGATGCTGTTGGCACTTTTATGCCTAATTTATTATTAAATCAAATAACTATAAGTCCTGCTGACCCAATGGAAGAAGTTGATTTAGCAACAGGAACTGCGACTGTTGGTTCTAGTGAATCATCAATTTACCGACTTCCCGGTAAAGGAACTTCAGAATACACTGCAAAAATAAAAATAGATTACTCGACCAATAATACGACTTTTGGACCAAGTGATTTTGTTATAATTAATATTTAATATCATATGGCAAATCGTAATATATCTTATACTACAAGAGATTATCAAGGAATAAGAACTGAATTATTAAACTATGTAAGAACTTATTATCCTGAATTAATACAGGATTTTAATGACGCATCTGTATTCTCAGTGTTCTTAGATTTAAATGCTGCAGTTGCGGATAACTTACATTATCACATTGACAGAAGTATTCAAGAGACAGTTTTACAGTATGCTCAACAAAGGTCTTCAATTTATAATAT